TCATTGAACCTCGCGCCGGTTCTTGAGGCTCATAAAGTCCAGAACCTCGACCGCATCCGACATTTGTTCGGGGAGGAATCGGCCATAGGTTTTGTAGGTCACGGCCAGATTTGAGTGGCCCAAAACCTGTCCAACCTTCTCGATGGGAATGCCTGCGCCCAACATGTGAACCGCTGCGGAATGGCGCAGCTCATGGATCGTCACATGCCCGATGCCGGACCTGCGGATCGCGGCGGTGACGCCTTTGCGGATGTTCGCAACCTGTCCCCCGGCATATTCGATAACGAAATCGGATAGGGCGGCCTCATAAGCCGAATTCAGGGCTGCACGCACCGATCCATTCATGGGCACAATGGCGCGGCCTTTGCGGGTGATGCCGTCTTGGCGTCTCAGGTTGATGATTCCGCGCTCAAAGTCGATGCGATCCCATTTCAAATCCAACACAGCCCCGACACGCGCGGCGGTGCTGGTCAGCAAAATCAGCGCGAGACGGATGTGTGGCGCGTCTGCACCCTCAATCAAAGCGCGGATCTCGCCCGCGTTCAGGATGCGCATGTCGGTCTCTGGTTTGACTGGACGCCAAATGTGCGGCGCTTTGTCGATCTGTCGGCACTTCACAGCGTTGTTGAGCGCAGCTTTGAGGTGGCCAAGCTCTGTCCAGACCGTGCCGACACTTTTGCCCTCATCCAGCCGCTTTTTCTCGTATGAAAGGCAAAGCGCCTTGTCGATGTCCTCGGGCCGGTATGCGCCAAAGTGGGGTAGGATCGCTTTGCCGGTGTAGCCCATCGTTTTGGCTGTGGGCTTGTCTCCCAAATCCGAAACGTAGTCATTCCAAATCTCTGAAATGGTCGATCCGCGCGGCTTGCTCTTAAAGGTTTCCCGACGATAGACGTCTACGGCCTCTGCCTCGGCCTCCGCTCTGGTGCGTGCCTCAAGCTGATAACGTCGTCGCTTTCCGTCCTCACGCCAATAGACGCAAAGCCCGCCTCTGAATTTTCCGATAGTGATGTCTGGCATTGTTCTCGCTCCAATACGACTTGTTGGGGAATTCTAAACATGCGCCCAACCCGAAAGGCGCGCAACTCTCCCCGGTGGATCATGTCTCTGATGGCTTGATCGGAGCAATCCCATCGAGACGCGAGAGTTTCGGGTGAAAACGGCTTTGCGTGTTCCATGGTCATTCCCTTCACTGCATCCCCAAGGCGTCTTTGTACATGTCGAGAACGGCCTCGAATTCGGCGCGTTTGTCGGGGTCTTCTTTGCGTAATTTCATGATTTGGCGCATGACTTTGGTGTCGTACCCGCGCGCTTTGGCCTCTGCCATGACCTCCTTTTGTTGATCGGCAATAGCTTGTTTCTCCGCCGCTAGGCGCTCAAAGCGTTCGATGAATTGGCGCAGCTCGGCGGCGGTGACGCGATAAGCGTTGTCGGCGGCTTTTTCGAATGTCGGGTCATGTTTCATCGGGGGCTTTCCCTGTTTGCGTCGTTGGTCTTCATGCCGCTCACGCATGGCTTTCGCTATTTGGTCGCTAGGATCGTTCTGCGCCATGGCTCACCTCGGGGTCGCGATTTTACCCAACCATGCGTCGAATTCTGTGCGCAGGGTCAGAAAGCGTGTCTGGGCCTCGGTGTCCGTCGATAGGTCGCGGCGGCTTTTGATTTTGCAGACGTCACGCATGTACTCGGCGGCGGCTTCGGTCGTTAGGATTTGACCGGGCAACCCGATGCGGATCGCCGCGAATTTTTGAAAGCGCGGATCGTTGCAAATGATCCCGGCTTGCTGCGAGAGGGGCAAGGTGTCGAGGGGGCGTTTGTTAGGTTTTTCTGTCATTTTTGATCCTAAAAATTAAAGCTAATTTGTGTTTGCGGTGGCTGTGTCTGGGGCGGCATCCAGATCCACCCAGCCGAGGCCGTGGGCAGCGCTGAGAGTGCGCCACGCATATGCCGCCTCCAAAGGCACCACTCCGTTTCCGAGCAGTCGCAAAGCGCGTGGCCTCTGGGCCAGCCCATGAGCCAGGTCACGAAGGCCGGTGAGAGCCTTTGCTTGGTCCACCAATCCCGGCGTTTCGATTTCCACCGCTCGTAGGACTGTTTCGATTTCCAAGCCGTGCGTGCGGGCACAGATCCTGCGGGCCTCGTCTGAGGAGAATATGGCCGCGAGATTGAGCGCGGCGGTTTTGATATCGCGGCGCGAAAAAGAAGGCGTGCAAGTTGGGTTTTGTCGAATGATAGATGCCCATGCGGTTGCGTCATTTGGGGGGGGTGGAAAAAGCTGTACGCGACCATATTCGGTAGTTGGTCCATGTGGGCTTTTCCCGTTGATGTGGTGATATGCTTCGTGCTGTTTTCGCCTTTGTGGTCCCGCGCGGCGGGGGTGGCCCAGTTCTGTAGAATTTTTTCCACATTCCGGGTAAAATCGTTGTTTCCCGCCGCACTGTTTCCGTTCCTCGCGGGAGTCCCGGACATTGGCGTCGGCCAGCTTTTCACGACCTCTTGGAGGTCCGGGCCGCCCGCATCGCGCGCTTGTCGATTGCTGTTCGCTCCGCCCGTCATCCCTTTCGCGGTGGGCCACAATGAAAACTCTCTGGCGTTCATGCGGCGCGCCGACTTCCGACGCTGAGAATAGGCCCACCGCAGTCTGGAACTCCAATTCGTGTAGTTTTCGAAGCACGGTTTCGAGGCCGAGGCTAAGATGCCCGGAGACGTTCTCGAAAAAGCACCATCGCAATCCGGTGCCGATCTCGTTGATGATACGCGCAATGTCTGGCCATAGGTGACGCTCGTCGGTTTCGCCCTTTCGGGATCCGGCGTGACTAAACGGTTGGCATGGGTATCCAGCGAGGAGGGTGTCAAATGCGCCGGCGAATGGCACTGCGTTGAATGTGGCGACATCGTCCCAGATTGGGGCCGGTGCGAAATATCCGGCGCGTTGAGCGGCGATGATGGTCGATCTTGGGTATTCATCCCATTCGACAAAGCAGCGCGTGTGGAATTCTGGCTCGGCGAGCATGAGGCCCATATCCAAGCCTCCGCCTCCTGCGCAGAGGGACAATCCGTTTCTGGGTGGTAACACCATGTCATTGATCACTTCATCCGATAGAGGATTTCGAGCCATGCCCAATGGGAAGCCGCGCCGATGGCGAGGCAGGCAAGGGCGCAGATCATGCGGCCACCTCGTCGCTTTGGGCGGCAAGGGTGCGACCTGCGCTTTTGATCCAGTTGCCGATTGCCTCCTCCTCAGAGGCTCCAAAACCAGAAATCCCGTGCAACGAAATTTCGGCCATATGTGAGGCGGGCCAGTTTTCGCCGCGTGGGATTGTGTATGTGCCGCCGCTCTCGATCGTTTCATTGAAAAACGCGTCTTTGCGTTCAGGCCATTCCAGATCAATGACGCGCGCGAAAAAGCGGGCAAGGTGGTTTTCGATGTCGGCGATCATGCGGTGATCCCTTCCCAAAGCAATCGCATAGGTGCGGCGGTGGCTTTTGCGCGACGGCTCAAAACGGCGCGGCGGCGATGTGTTGCACGGCGGCGCGCCAAGTCCGGGCAATCTCCCCAAGTGGCTGCGCAAATCCGATTGAGGATATAGCGGGCAAGGGGCTTGCCGCGCTGGTCTGCGATGTCGCGCAACTTGGCGGCTCTGCGGTCGCCGGACATGGCCGCAAGGCGGCGGATCAGGGCAATCATGTTTTGACCCCCGGTGATTTTTCGTCGCTGGTTGATGTTACTTTGTGAGCCTCAATCCATTCGCGCAGATCGCCTGCGCGATAGCGGACAGAGCGGCCAATCTTGACCATTGGCGGGCCATCGCCGCGCACAGCGGATACTTCGAGATAGCGGACACTGAGGCCCAAATGTTCAAATACTTCGCGGCGTGAAAGCAGGCGATCATCTGATAGAAAAGGCTGTTGCGGCTGCGTCATTTGCGGCCTCCTTTCCCGAACGGGCTGGCCTGTTTGACTTTCGGGCCTTTGCTTTTGGCGCTGTCGAGTTCGCTTTGCAGGTGTGCGAGGCCGATGGCCAAGGCGAGGGCGGCGCTAAAGCCGATGATGATGGCGAGGGTGGTCATGCCGAATGCCCCTTTGATGTTTCGTTGATGTTGGTGATTTTTCTCAGGATGCGCTCAAGGACATTGGCGACATGTTCATCGCTGCCCATAAGTGGATGGCCGTGCGCATCGGGAATTTCACTTTGAACAATGTTGGCGCAGCGCTTGCGCTCGCTTTCTGTTTTACCCATGTCAAACAGCCTCTTGGATCGGCGCGGTGGGCTGCACCACGCGCAAGCGGGATGCGGCCAAGGTGGCGGCGATCATGCGGGCGCGGTCGATGGTTTCGCCGCGCGCTTCTTTGAGCGTGGCAAATGCCAGAGTGCGGCGCATGGGGGTGTGGGCTTCGGGGGTGTTGATGATTATCTGCGCGTGATCGACGCGGAGCGGATCAAGGCCGTAGATCAGCGCGCGGCCGTGCGTTGCGGCAAAGGACGCGCTGTCTGGGTTGGTGGTGTGGGTTTGCATCGGTGTGCCTCCTTGTGATGGGAGACAATAAAGGGGGAAATATCCCCTTAGTCAAGACAAAAGGGGGAAATATTACCCATTATGTTTTGCAAAGAGATTCGGGGCGTGTTAAGCGGGCAAAAGAAAACCCCGCACGGGGCGGGGCTTGGGGGGTGGTTAAAATGCGTCATGTTCTATTGCTGATCGGTATGGTGCTCGGAACTGTTTTTATTGCAAGAGGTGTCGCGGATGGCGTATATGATCCGGCTTTTTCGTACTGGGCGGGCGTATCTCAAGGGTTTGGGTGGGGGATCTTCTTTTTAAGATTGTTTGGTCAGCTATTCCCATCTTCTTGAATGTCTTTGGTGGGGCCTTCGATCATTTTGGTTTGTTCCGGGCCTTCAATCATTGTGGTTGCTATGGGTCCTGCTATCGACAAAACCGTCAAAGATTCTGAGGTTAGTCCGAGGACAAAGGCGCCCCCTTTCATGGTTGATGAAACATAATCTTTGAATTTTTCGTAAAATTGCCGTTGCTGCCTGTCTAGATCTTCATACTCTGCGGCAAAATCGGCAAAAACAGACTTTAATCGCCGCCTTATTTGATCATCTGTCGCGCCGTGGCATTCATGCATGGTTCTTATTATGGATCTAAGTTCAAGTTTGAGGAATTCTCGCTGGACTTCATGTAAGGAAGATCCACTGACCTCATCAATCATTGCTTCCGTCGATTTAATAAAGTCTTCTCGGTTGAAGGGCTTTTGTTTTGTTATGCTTGTCGCCGATAAAGTGTGACCAATAAGTGTCAATGTGGAAATGGTCTGCTTTGCTTGCGCTTTTACCAAGAAGTTTTCGACAGTAACCTGAAGGAGGCCATCAAAGACCGCAGTCTGAAATCCACGAACTTGGGAGATCATTCTGGTGATGTGATCTTCGGTTAGTGTGTTTATCATTGAAATTTCTTCGATTGCGTCGTCAAATAATCGCAATAGACGAAGTTTGGCGTCGCTCGCAGTTGTCGTGTCGAGGAGATCTTTGAGGCCAGTGTCTAGTTTCATGCTTTGAGGGTGATCGTAGAAAACACTATATAATTCAGCTATCTCGTAGCATTTATTTTCAATCATCGAAGCCTCAACATTATTGGTTTCCATCTATTCTAACGGTTAAATCCCGCCCTAAATGCATCTTGATTGGTGCGGCCCATTTGATTGCGACGTCATACATGGGCGGGGTGTCGGCGTGGAATGAAATCAAGTCGAATAGGCCCTCGGGCTGGCCATCGCGGCGGCGCAGGAGTTTGATCCACACCATGCCGTTCGCATCCTCAATTACACAGCGGCGGCCGATGGCCTCCGCCGGGACACCCATCACCTCACGGGAATAAAACAGGACGTCACCCTCTTCATAGGCGGGTTCCATGGAGTTGCCCTCGACCTCGACCGCCACGATGCCATTTGGGCCAATCTGTGGTGGGCAAGCGACGTGATAGAGGCCTTCGCCTTTGGGATAGGGGTCAGAGAGCTGGACCTGTGCGCCAGCTCCTACGCGTCCGGCGACTGCAATGGTTTTTGCGGCGTCAGCTAGGTTTCCATTGAAAAAGTCTTCTACCGAAACGCCGAAGGCGGATGCAACTTTTAGGCCGTCGTCCACGTTGGTGGTTTTGGCTTTGCCTTGCATTAAGCCCTTGAGTTGATCGTATGAAACATCTGCGACAAGGGCGACGCTCCTGAGGGATCGGCCTGTTTGCTTGAGGGCATCTTCGAGGGCGTCTTTGAATGTCTTTTGCATGTGGGGAAATATACCCTTTTATCCAAAATTCTGAATGGAGCAATTTTCCCCTTGCTTTGAGGGGGATATATCCCCTAACTGTCGAGCCATGGAGCAGTTTATTTCAGACATTCAGGCTTATGCGTCGGCTGTTGGTCGTTCGCCGCAATCAATCTTGCGGTCTGCGGTGAATGCGAAGTGGGGCACATGGGATGCGTGGGGGGCGGGAACGTCCAGCCCAACGTTGATCGTTGCAGATCGTATTCGGGCCTACATGGCTGACAATCCGCCGCGTGGGGCCAAGGCTGCGGAGAAAGCGGCATGATTTCGCATTTTGGTTTTCATTTCATCGACGGGGTTCAACGGGGCGGGTGTGATCATCATCGCCGCGATCCGCGCGCCTGTCATGTGAAACCCTTGGGGGATTTTTGACATGCGCGGGGTTCGGGCCGGGTCCATTCAAAGCGCGGTGCGCGCGACCTTCACCGCCGTGGGAGGGTTGGAAAACGCGTCGGTTGATTTGGGCGTGTCGGTTTCAACGCTGTCCTATGGCACCTCTGTCGATGAGGCGCGGCCCGGTGGGCTTGGCGTCAATTATCTCGACCGTTTGGGACGGATGCACCGTGCGGCGGCATTGCCTGTGGCGCAGCATTTCGCCACCTTGGCGGGCGGGTTTTTCCAGCCTGTCGATCTGACCGGGTTCGAGGCGGTCGCGATCCACGATCTGATGCGCGAGTTTTCCGACCTGTTGCGCGATCATGCCGCCGCCCATTCAGAGGCGTCCGAAGACCCAACGGGGTACACGGACGCGGAAAAGCGCACGATGATTGATGATCTCAACCGGCTCTCCAAATCCGCCGCCCGTTTGCGCGCGCGGTTGCTTGAGGATTTGGAGGGCCGGGGATGAGGTTAGGTGTTTTTCAGAAACGGCTTTCTGCCCGCCGCTTTGGGGTAAAGCAGAGCGAACCTGACTATTACAGCTTGGCCGTTGCCTTTCTGGGCAACAGCGCAAAGACGCGCTTTCAGCGGGAGTTCGGAGGTGAATTCTTGGGCAATACTGGCCGAAATCTCTTTCGGGACATAGCCGAGGAATACCGCCTGATGACCGCTACAGGGGATTCCGAAGACAGCAAGCGCATTTGGGTCCGTTGGATTGTCTGGTGCGGGTCTGACTTCGAGTTCTGCGGTTCGGGCGTTGAGCGCAATAAAAAAAGGCTCTGCCCGATTGTCTATATTCAAACCTTTTACGTTGAGTTTGTTGCCGCGTTTCACAGGCATGAAGCCATCAGGATTTTCTCTCTCAATTTCAATCCATTGCCACTCGTCGCCCCCGTAATAGTCGTCTGCGAAGATCGGGTAAACTTTTCGCTTTGCATTGCGGTTTGGGTACCTCTTTTGAGTTGCTTCTGGCTTTTGCAACTTTGCGTCGGGTTTGCGCCCGAACAGAAAACTAAACAGACCCATTTCAATTTCCTCTTTCAAATTGTGGCGCAGCGTAGCGCGGGGGCGTTGCCCTGTCGAGACGCGCGCCGGGTTCCGTTGGTCGGCGTGGGCGCGCCGGTTGATGGTGGCGCGCGGTCTCGCTCCTCCTCCCAGAGATCGCGCGCCGGTTATTCGAATGCGTTGAGCGCGCTTGCTGGTGGTGCGCTCCGCTGTGGGCGGCGGGGCTTTGGGGTGTCTCGCCGCCCTTTATTTTCTTTTGCAGATGTGGAGGCCTGTCATGGGGTTTGACGTTGTTAAGGCGGTTCGTGGGCGTCCATTCTTTGCCGGAGCGCGGGGGCATGTGGCCGCGCAGTGGGCCAGTGTGGCGGCGCTGATCAATGCGGTGGGCGGCAGAAAATGAGCAAGCCCGCGACCCAACTATTGCCGGATATTGAAACCGAGGTTGAGCGGTTCAATATGCTTTGGCTGGCCGCGTTGGTCGAAAACGTCAACATCGCTTTGGGGCATGGGGCGGCATCGAGTTCTAAGCTGAACCGGCAGCGTGGAAACCAGCGGCGCGAGGCTGAGGATTGGATCGGATCGGATGATTTCGTGATGGTTTGCGAATTCGTCGGAATCGAGCCGAGTGTTTTGCTCGTTCAGATTGAGGCGCTGCGCGCGTCGGGCAAGCCGCTTGTTGTGGAGGTGTGGGGATGAGCCAAAACCGGTCCTCTGCCGTCATGACGCGAAACGCCCTCTCGGGCGCATTTTCTATGCTGTCAGGGGGTGAGGCATGAGCCAGACCCGCCCCGCAAATGCAGTGGCAGCGCATTTTGAGCCGTTTAAAGACTTCGCGTTTGCGCAGCTTGACGCCGCGCCGCTGATCACGCCGGGGGTGTGTTTTCGGCCTGAGTGCGGGCAGCGGTTCAATCCATCGCGCGAGTGGCAAATTTATTGCTGTGCGGCCTGTCGCGTTGCCGACACGGCGGAGGCGAGGGCGTGGGGGCACAAGGCGGCCTTGCCGCTCTTGGTTCATCGGGTCGGCAAATATGAAACCAAAAATCAAGCGATCCGTGAGCGCACCCGCGTGGCCCGTCAGTATGTGACGCGGCTGCAATCGGCGTGGCTTGAGGACCGAAAATTGAGGGCGGGGAGTTGAGGGTGACAACAGCTTTTAAAGTCGTGGGTGGTCAAGATGGCAGCGAATTGCCCGTCTACCCGTATGGCTCCGAGGATCGTCTCGATAGTCACCATTTCGTGCCCTGGGAGCGGCGGCGGTGGCTTAACTCTGGGATGCGCTTACAGGGGACGCCGGAAAGCCGCGCGCATTTTTTGGACCTGATTTGGATTTCTTACGATCAATCACCGATCGGGACTTTGCCCGACGATTTGCCGCTGTTGGCGCGGTTGGTCATGGTCGAGCGGGATCGGTTCGAGGCGCTTTGTCAGTTGCCCTTTGGGCCGCTGCACAATTGGGCGCGCTGCGAATGTGAGGGGGGAGAAATCCGCCTCTATCATCCGATGGTCTTGCGGACGTTGACGGATGCAATGGCACGGCGTGAGGATCATCGCGCCCGTTGTGAGGCGGCAAGCGCGTCTAAGCGTCTGTTGCGGCTGCGCGGGGTGCTTGCCGGATACAACGCGGACCTCGCCAAAAATGACGCGGCGGTGCGTTTCATCGACGAATGGCTGGTGTCTCAAGAGTGCGTCAAGCGCACCCCAGAGTGGATCGGGCGCGGCATGGCGGCTTGGCACAATCACTCATTCGCGGTCGCGCGGCGCACCCCTCAATAACTGTCCTGAATGTGTCCGAAAGACAGATCAAGACAGGTGAAAGACACTTTCGGACTGTCTCGGACGATAGAGACAGAGACAAAGAAATTGAAAATGACAACTCGGTTTCGCGGGACGGATGGCGGGCAAAGTTGTGGATAACTCGGATTTGCTGAGAAAGGGGGCTTTGATGCAAGGGAATGAGAAAAAGGCGGAAAGCGGGCGCGCCAAGGTGCGGCGGGTTTTGATTGAGCCTTTGGAAGACGGCGGAATGAGCCGCAAGCACAGGGTGAGCGTGGCGGAGCATGAGCGAAGAATGGGCAAGCTGGCAGATGGGTTGGGCTATATGAGCGAACACGGGCTTAAGGCGGTGAGGTTGTATTTTATTCGGTGGGCTGGGGAGAAGAATGTCTGGCCTGAGGTGAATGCAGTTCTGTCTTATGCGTGGAGAACTGAGCCGCCGCCGTCAGAGCGCCATGAATATGTTTTGAGCTTAATGCGATCGAGAGCGGGCGAGGCGGCTCATGATGGCGGCTATGTTGTGGAATTGTATTCCGCCGCGTTGAAATATGGCCCGCCGCCCTCGCGACATCAGGTGTTCGAGCTGCGCAAGCGCGCCGAGGCCAACCGTGATCGGGTCCAGTTGATCCAAGATCAAATCCAAAGGGGCGTGGCACGGGATGAGGATCGCGATTGGCTTGAGGGCTATCACCGGATCAAGGCAGAGGCCGAGGCGATGGTGATGGAAGGCAAAGAAGAAAGGGCGGCGGCATGATGCGGGTGGTGTTTGTTGATGTGGATGAGCGGGCCAAGCGACAAGAGCGAGACGGGCGAGCGATCGCGCGGGTGCGGCGGTTTGGGGCGGTGCCGGATGTGTGCGGGCCAGAGGTGCCAGAGGCTCCGGCGCGTGGGCCAATTCGGTTGGTTGATCCTGTGTCGGTGCGAGTGGACGAAGCGGGGCAGTTAGAGCGGGTCTCGATGGGATATCATGGCTACAAGGCCGCCAAGGTCTGCGATGTGTTCGATCTTATGGAGGTGCGGGCCAAGCGTCAGATGTTTACCACGGCGCAGGTTGAGACGGGTCGCAGGTTTGCGGCATTGATTGAGCGGCATTCGAACGGCGCGACCAAGTGCAGCTCGCTTGAGGCCTCAGGCGGCGGCACGGGTGCGGGCGAGTTCATGGATGCGTTCTTGGCCGAAGGTGATGAGATTGCCCGGATGCGCAAAGCGGCGGGTCAAGATGCCAAGGGCCAAGAGATCATCGCGCTTGAGGTCAGGTCGGGTGGCAAACTGCGCCGGATCATGGCGCTTGATTTGGTTGAGCGGGTTTGCGTTGGTCAGGAGAGTTTGAGCGCGGTTCTTAGGGGCTGTGGGTTGGCTAAGTCTGGTGGGCGTGTTGATGCTTTGTCAGAGGCTCTGGGCGCGGCGCTGGACCGTATGAAGGAAGTTTTTTAAAAAAGTTTGCGCGCGGGGCTTCACAGGTCGATACACGTCAGCTTATAGATTTCTCCATCATCAAGAATAGCGCCCGCCGGAAACGGTTGGGCGTTTTTCTTTGTCTGGTCGCTGGGGCCGGAGACAATCAGCATGTGAGGCAGAGCAATGATTAATCCTTTTGCGGGACAATTTGTTGGGGCAAGTGGACCAGCGCGGGATTTGGTTCCGGTGCTTGCAAGCGATGCAATCGAATTGGCTGATATTGCTGTCGCGCTTTACATTGAGACTGGCGGCAGTCTGGCCTTTGTCTCGGTGTCAGGTGAGGCGCGCACGGTGACGGTCGGCGATCTTTCGATCTTGCCAGTTGGCGCGCGTCAGGTGTTGGCAACGGGGACAACGGCGAGTGGCATTCATGCCTTTGTGGTGTGATGGCGCGGCGACTGATTTGTGTGGTCGCCGGGTGTGATGATCTGGCCGAAGAGGGTGGCAATCGCTGCGCGGTTCATGCTGCATCCATCGTGCGATCAAAGGAAAATCGAAGTGAAAGTGCTCTAACTTGGCGTAAGCTCTACAAGGACCCAAGATGGAAGAAGCTTCGCCGCCAGTTTCTTGCGCGCAATCCTATTTGTTCAGATTGTGCCGAGTTTGGTTTGGTTGTGCTCGCAACGGATGTGGATCACATCGAGCGTCACATGGGTGATCTTGCGAAGGCTTTTGATTGGAAAAATTTGCAAGGCTTATGCCATCGCTGTCACAGCCGTAAGACTGCGAGAGAAGTGTTTCATGGGCAAGACGAAGTTTGGTCCATTCCTTTCGGGCTTCAGCAATCGAAAATTCCTGTAGAGGTGGTGGTGGGTCCACCGGCTGCGGGTAAGTCGCACTATGTTAGCGCACATGCGGCCTTTCAGGATCATGTGATTGATTTGGATCTCTATATCGCGCAGGTCGGCGGGAAAATCTGGGATCAGCGTCGGGAAATCGTCAAACAAGCTTTCTCTTTGAGAAATGCAGCCTTGCGAGGGCTTTCGGACGCGCGATCTGGTAAGGCGTGGGTTCCGATTTTGGGGCAGTCACAGGAGGAGCGGAAAGCTTGGTTAAACACACTTGGCCCGTTGGCAACTTTGACTGTGATCGCACCGCCTAAAGAGGTGGTTTTGGCGCAGCTTATGGCGGATCAGAGGCGAAATTCACGCCGCTTAGAGATGATTGCGGCCATTGAGCGCTGGTATCAGGTCAATCCGGGCTGAATTTAGGGGGGGGTACATCGAAAATCTGGGTGATCAAACAGGAAACCGGAGGGGGATGGTTCCGATTGTGATCCCGTAATTGAGGAAAAAAGCCCACTGGTTGGGAGGTTTAGAAGAGAAAGGGGGCTTTGATGAAAGGACCGAAACCAAAGCCTAGCAACGTGATCCCGATGAAGGGCGATGCGACGCGCCCGGTGCCCGATGCCCCGGCGTTCCTCTCGGATGAGGGCAAAGAGGTTTGGGCGCGGCTTGCGCCGGACATGGTGCGGATGTCGCGGCTTGAGACGCATTACCATGATCTCTTTGCGGCCTATTGCGAGGCGGCGGCGGATCTCATGCGCTTCACCATCGCGCTTGTGGATGGGCGCTATAACTACACTGTCGAAACCCGCAACGGCGCTCAGGAAAAGAAGGCGGCGGCGTGGGGCCAACGCCAAGAGGCGATCGCAAACCTGCGCCAAATCGGGGCCTTGTTTGGCATGTCGCCGGTGGACGAACAACGCCTCTCGGATGGGGGGCAAGGAAGCCTCCTGGATGAGTTGCAGCGAGCCATGAAAAATGGACCCGCTTGACCATCCGGTCGCGCGCTATGCCATTTCAGTTGTCGAGGGAAAAGAGATCGCGGGGGAGCTGGTGCGGCTCCAATGCGAGCGGCATTTGCGCGACCTTGAAACCGCCCACGAACGCGGCCTGATTTTCGACTGTGAGGCCGCAAGCGCGATCATAAATTTTGCTTCGATTTTGCAGCACACGGTGGGGCCGATGGCGGGGCACCCGCTTAAACTTGAGCCGTGGCAGGCGTTTCGACATGGCTCTGTCTTTGGCTGGAAACATGAGGACACCGGCTTGCGCCGGTTCCGCTCAACCTATCATCAGGTCGGCAAAAAGAACGGCAAAACCACGGACACGGCGGTCCCGCTTTTGTACACGCAAATCCTTGATGGCGAGGCGGCCCCGCAAGCCTATTGCGCGGCGACAACCCGCGATCAGGCGGGGCTTTTGTTCAAAGAGGTCAAGCGGATCATCAAGCGCAACGTGATCCTTGGGCGCTTGATGGTGCCGGGAACCTATACGATCACGACGCCGGAGGTGGACGGGCTGATCACATGCCTGTCGCGTGACGGCAACAGCGCGGACGGGATCAACCCGTCCTTTGTCGCCCGCGATGAAATGCACCGTTGGACTGATCGGGAATTGGCCGAGACGATTGTGCAATCCATGATCGCGCGGGCGCAGCCGATTGATTGGGTGATCACCACGGCAGGGCATGATCGGCAATCTCTGTGCGGCGAGCTGCGCGGCTATGCCGAAAGCGTTCTGACGGGGCAGGTCGAGGATGATCGGTTCTTTGGCTTCGTGGCCGAACCGCCAAAAGACTGCGATCCGATGGACCCGCGCTTTTGGAAAATGGGCAACCCAAATCTGGCCGTGTCGAAACCGATGGAGGCCATGTTGGCCGCTGGCAAACGGGCACAGATCATTCAGGCGGAAATGCCAAACTTTAGGCGGTTTCACCTCAATCAATGGACCGAGGGCGCGCAAACTTGGATTGCGGGCGAGGTCTGGAACAAAGGCGATGCCGGCAAGTCTTTCGATCCTGCGTTGCTCTTTGGGCGCGAGGCGTGGGTTGCGGTCGATCTCTCGAACAAGGTGGACACCACGGCGATCGTCGTCGCGGTGCCGGTCGATGGGCTGATCTATCTGATCTGCTACACGTTCCTGCCCGCCGGGCCGGATGGCTTTATCGCGCGCGCGCAAAAGGAAAAGCGCGAATATGTCGGCTGGCGCGATCAAGGGTGGCTTGAGGTTCATCATGGCGGCAGCATTGACGAGGAACTGATCGAGGCGCGTCTGGTTTGGATCAAGGAAAGGTTTGATCTGCAAGAGGTGTCTTATGATCCGTGGGGCATGAAGTATCTGGCCGATCGGCTTGATAAAAAAGGCTTTCCGATGATCGAACATCGCCAAGGCTTTGCCTCGATGTCGAACCCAATGAAGCGGGTTGAGGAATGTGTCGCGCAAAACCGCATTCGCCACGGCGGCAATCCTGTCCTCTCATGGCAGGTCGGCAATGTGCATCGCGACGAAGACCCGGCAGAGAATGTGAAGCCAAACAAAAAACGCTCGACGGGCCGCATTGACGCGGCGGTCGCGACAATCATGGCGATCGGTCGCGCAGAGGCGGGCCAACGCAAACGCAAATCAAGGGGGGTAGACTCGATATGACCATTTTGAGCCGTCCCGAAACTGGCGTCCGTCCTGTGGGCGAGCGCCTTACGTCCATTCCGGCGGTGTCGCGGTCGCGCCCAATGGCTGAGGCGTCGGTGCCGGTGTCCAGCCATGCGGCGGCGTCCGTGTTCGATGGGATCGGGTTTGGGTATGCATCGCGGAGCAATGTCTCAACCTTGCCCCGCGTTTCGCCGGAATTGGCGCAAAAACACGCGACGGTGACGGCGGCGTGCGCGGTGATCTCGGGCGATCTGTCGAAATTGCCGTTGCAGGTGTTTCAGCGCGGCAAAGATGGCCGTGAGGTTCGGGTGCGCGATCACCCGGCAGAATATCTTTTGAACGTCGAAAGCTCGGCTGGGGTTCCGGCCAATGTGGCGCGGTTTGGTCTCGGCTATTCCTATTGTCTGCGGGGGCGGGGCTTTGCCTATGCCCCGCGCGATGGGGGTGGCGAGTTGGAGCTGTTCGAGGCGATCCGCCCCGATCAGATGATGGTCCTGCGCGCAGGTCGCGCGCGGTTCTATGAATTCGAGGACGGGGCGGGGTTGCGCCGCCGGGTGTCTGGCCGCGTCATGGTGCATTTGCGCTATATGGCCGAGGATGGTTGGACCTCGCGGTCGCCGATCGAGGTCGCCGCAGAAAGCCTTGGGATTGCCCTTGCGGGCCAAGAGGCGGCGGCACGTCAGGCCAGCGGGGCCGCGTTCAAACAGGTCGCCAAAATTGGCGCTTTCAATGAGGATGATGAATCCTATGAGCGCGCACGGGGGCGGCTCAAAGATCACATGCGCCGGGATCGGGATAGTGGGGTTTTGATCGTCGGCTCTGAGGATGATTTCAAAACGCTGGGGGCGTCGGCGGCGGATTTGCAGCTTTTGGAAAGCCGTAAGTTTGACCGTGAACAGATCATCGCGCTGTACCGCGTCCCGCCGTCCAAGCTGCAAATGTTGGAGAACGGCGTCAAAGCCAACGGCGAACAACAGGCGATTGACTACAAGGCGGATTGTCTGACCCATTGGGGCAGCTTTGTAGAGGGCGGCTTGACCTTGGGGCTTTTGAGCGAAGGCGAGCGCCGGTCTGGGATGTTCTTTCGCCACAACTATGACGCACTTTTGGCCGCGACCACAAAGGAGCGCTATGACGCGCTCGCGAAAGCTGTGGGTGGGCCGTTCATGACGTGGCGCGAGGCGCGACGGATTGAGGGTCTTGAGGATTTGGCCGAGGGCGAAAGCCCTTATCCGCCGTCGAACATGACGCGCAAAGATGACAGCGAAAAACAAGATGGCGAAAAGGAAAATGACGCATGACACGGACCGTTGAACAGGTGATTGCGCAGGGCGGCATGATGGCGCTCGATCGGGCTTTGTCGCTGGATCACTTGGCGCTGGACTGGCCGGAGGCAATGGCGTCTGGCGCGGTAAAGGCCGAGGTGGGGCAGGTTGCCGCCGCGACGCCTGAGCGGTTTCACGTTGAACGCGGGGTGGCCGTGGTGCCGATCCGGGGTGTCCTGACCGCAAATTCTCTGGTCTTGGAGAAATATTACGGCTGGACCACATATCGCGGGATTGAAGAAACATGCGAGGCGTTGAGTGCGGACGACACGGTGCAAACCGTGATCCTTGATGTGAACAGCGGCGGCGGGATGGTCATTGGCCTCAAAGCCGCCGCCGAGGCATTGGCACGTCTCGCCCTGGTGAAAGAGGTTCATGCGCTTGTCGATGTGGTCGGGGCGTCCGCCGCCTATTGGTTGGCGGCGCAAGCCGGTGAGATCTCGCTCACGTCGGGAGCGGTGGTTGGCTCGATCGGTGTCGGCGTTGCGAGCGTGGCTTATGTTCAACCGGGCGGTTCGGGGGCGCAGGTCTATGAGTTCACCTCGACCCATGCCCGCGCCAAATGGCCCGATCCCTCGACCGAAGAGGGCCGCGCCGAGATCAAACGCGACCTCGATGTGACAGAGGTGGAGTTTCACGACGCGGTGGCGGCGGGGCGCGGCATTCCACGCGCGGAGCTGACAACGCGCCTGTCGGTGACGGATGATCCGCGCGACGGTGGTGCAGTCTTCGGTCCACAAGAGGCGATCGCGCGCGGTTTGGCCGATCGCGCGGAGACGCGCAGCGCCTTCTATGCGCGGCTTGTCGGGGCCATGTCCATCGCACCCAAGTCAAAATCGCGGGCCGCATTGGCCCATGCGGTTGCGGCGCGGGCCGTCGCGCAATTCTGACCACGGATAACTGACCCGACCAAATCGCGGTCTTTTGTAACCCTGCTTTTGGCGGGGTTTTTTAGTGCCGCTTTGGCGGTGTGATTTTTTGAAAAGCAAAGGGGCAGCTATGCCGAAACATCTCGATGACCTGCGCCGCGCGCGCAAAGCCGCGGCTGACAACATGCAAACGATCGCGGGCAAAATGAGCGATCTTGAGGGTGCTGAGACGCCGGACACGGTTGCGCTTGATGCCGCACAGGCGGAATTTGACGCCGCACAAAAGGCGTTTCACGATGCGGACAAGGCGGTCAAGCGCGGCGAGGCCACCGAGGCCGCATTGGCGGCGTCTGCGGGGGCTGGTGATGATGCGGGCGGCACAGGTGGCGCATTGGGGTCCGTTCCGGCACAGCCGATCAATCCCGATCACGTTGGGGCCGAGGCGGCGCTGATGGTTCACGCATTGGCCGCGACCGGCGGCAACAAAGACAAAGCCGCCGGTCGTCTCGAAAGTCAGGGCTACGGCGCGGTCGCCGCCACCTTGGTTGGCGCTGACGAAAACTCGGGCGGGGTGCTGATCCCGCGTGCGCAAGTGGCCAAGGTGATCCCGATGCTGCGCGCCAAAACCGTGCTCGACAAATGTGGCGCGCGCGCCGTGCCTGTGTCGGCTGGTGAAATGCGCAATGCCAAACAAACGGGCCGCGCAAGCGCCGCCTATGCCGATGAGATCGGCGAAGCGCAGGAAAGCAACCCGACCTATGAGCCGGTGTCGGAAACGCTCAAGGATCTCAAGGCGCTGGTTCCGGTGTCGAACCGTTTGCTTGAGCGCTCCGATATTGCCGTGGCGATGATGGTGCTTGAGGACATGCTCTCGGCCATGGCGCTCAAGCGCGATATTGCGGGGCTGCGCTATGACGGCACCGGGCTTTTGCCGAAAGGCGTGCGTCACTGGATTCCGGCGGGCAATTGGCTTGCAACGGTTGATGCGTCCTCCGTCGCTTTGATTGATCTCGCGCTGCGCTCTTTGGTCGATAAGGTCGAAGACGCCGATGTGCCGATGTTCAAACCCGGCTGGGTGATGCGCGCGAGTGCCAAGAACTTCCTTGCCTCGCTCAAAGACGTGAACGGTCGGCCTTATTATCCCGAGATTGACGAAAAAGGGATGCTCAAAGGCTATCCGATTTACACCACGTCGCAGGTGCCGAAAGATTTGGGTGTCGGTGGTGATGAAACCGAGATCACCTTTGGCGATTGGGCCGAGCTGATGATTGGGGAAGAGGAACGGATCGTGGTGTCGCAATCGCGTGATGCGTCTTATCGCGACACCGGCGGCACGATGCAATCGGCCTTCCAACAGGGCAAAACCTTGCTCTTGGCTGTGACGGCCAACGATTTCGCGCCCGATCATGAGGAAGCCTTTGCGGGCTTCAACGCGCAGGGTTGGACGCTGGTCTAAGCCCCATTGGCGCGCGGTCTGGGGGCTGCGCGCCTCACTCTCTCACTCAAAATATGGATTTGGATATGGCAAAAATTCCTGTGGAATTTACGGGCGTTCATGGCTCGTTTGTGAAAGGCGATCGGGCTGCGTTCTCGGCGCAAAAGGTGGTGGCGCTGGTGGCAAAAGGCGTTGCGCGCCGTATGACGGCGGGCGAGGTGGCGCAGGCTCACGCGGAGCGCGGTACATCGAGCGCGCCGCTTGATGAGGTGCCCGCGTTGAAAGCGCGTCTTGATGTGGCGGCATTGGACATCAAAACCGCGCAGGATGGCGCGGCCAAAGCGCTCAAAGACGCCGAAACCGCGCGGCGCGAACGGGATCAAGCGATTGTTGAAGCGACGAAAGCCAAAGCCGATCTTGCGGCGATGACGGCCCAAGCCGCCGAAGCCGTGCCCGCTGAGACGGACCAAAGCGCAGGCGGGGCGGCGGATGCTGATCCGGCGGCGACGGACAGCGCGGCGGCGACCACCAAAACCACCACCGCGAAAACCGCCGCCAAAACGAACGCAGGCGCACCGCCTGCACAGGGCGCAACCAAGTAAGGGGGGCTATCATGCGGGTGATTGGCGGTGGAGTGCCGGAGGCTGTGTCGGTCAGTATGTTCAAACGCGCGACACATTTTTCCGGGGGAGATCAAGACGACGATCTGTCTCTCGCCGCCTATCTCTCGGCGGCGCAGGAGGTTGTGGAGACGGCGAGCAGACGGCCAATTGGTGCGCGATCTGTCCGCTTTGAGGCCGCTCTGATCGGAGACGGCGCGCAAACGCTGCGCTGGTGGTTCCCTGTCGCACCAGTTGAGGCTCTGACGAAAGTACAGGGGTTGGTTGGCGGAGTCTGGCAGGATTTGGATCGGTCTTTGGTGCGTTTCGAATTTGGCTATGACGAACCGCAATTCGTGATGCCGTCGGGGTTCTTATCTTCGGGCGAAACGGCATTGGCCATTGAGGCAACCGTGGGGGCCGATGGGGATGCGCGCACTGCTGCTTTGAAGCAGGCAATCATTCTGATCACAAAGGGCTGGTTTGAGGCGGGGATCGCGGTCGAGGACATGTCAGAGCCGCGCCTGAGCTTTGGCGCAAAGGCTTTGATCAATCAGGCCCGGTATTGCCGCCCGCGCATTTGGGGGGCGATGTGATGCGTTTGGATCGAAAATTTACAATCCTGCGCGACGTTGAGATCGGACGCGACGCTTTAAATGAGCCTCTGACAGAGCCGCAAGTGATTGCGGATGGCTGGTGTGGCGTGGGGCCGTTGTCGCGCGATCGGTTCGAGGCCTTGGGGATTTCGGCCAGCGTGGAGGCCGTGGAGCTGGTCACGCGGGACGCGTCCGCACTGCGCGGGGTGAGCGTGACGGATCGGCTTTATATCGGCGGTGTCTCCTATCAGTTCAAAGCCATGCAAGACCGGGCGGGGGCACGACGCGGCTTTGTGGAGCTGGTCGCTGTGCGTGAGGTGGCGACATGAACGCGGCGTTTTTGACCCTGCTTTTGGACGCTGCGCCGCTTGTGGCGCTGGTTGATCGGCGGATCAATTGGGGGGTGCAGCCGCCGGGTGAAACCGCGCGGCCCAATGTGAACCTGCACCACGTCGGCGGCGGGCGCGATTATAGCCTCGATGGGCCGCGCGTGTGGAAGCGGGCGCGGGTGCAGGTCGATACCTGGGCGGATCGCAGCGCGACGGCGATTGATGTTTGGGCGGCTGTCGAGGACCTGCTTTCTGGATTTTCCGGCGCGGTCGGGGATGTCGCGTTTTCCATGGTCCGCCTTGAGGGCGACCGGAGCGCGAATGACATGGGCCAAGATGGAACCCGCCTTTATGGGCGGTCTGGTGATTTCTCGTTCCGGTGGAGGATGGTCGCATGAAGATGGAATTTCACGGCGGCAAGGACTTAGAGCAAGCGCTCAAGGAGTTGAAGGTCACAGCCCGCAAGTCGCTTGCGCGGCGGGTTTTGAAGCGCGCGGGAAAGCTCTTCGCCGACGCCGCCAACGCCCTCGCTCCGCGCGGTGCAGGTACGCCGCACCTTTCCGGCTCCTATGGCGTCTCAACCCGTCTCAACAAGAGCCAAAGATCAAAGCGCGGCAAGCTGAAGCCTTCTGAGGTCGTCATGTATGCCGGGACAAGTGACCCGGCAGGCCAACAGCAAGAATTTGGCAATGCGCGACATGGGCCTCAACCACATGCGCGCCCGGCGTTTGATGAAACGGCGGTGAAAATGCTCGACCAGATCGGCGAGGATATGGCGGCGGATATTGAAAAGACAACGGCGCGCGCCCGGCGAAAGGCTGAACGCGCGGCGATGAAGCGAACTTAACCAACAAAAGGGGGCCGTGATGGCTGGTGATAAGGAATTCTTTGGCGGGTCGGTGCGCCGCTCGCCGGATGGTGTGACATGGACAGAAATTCGGGGCGTCAAAGGCGTGAAAGTGCCGGATTTGTCGATCGACATGAAAACCCGCAAGTCGCTGGACTCGCCCGAACGGGTGATCCGCAAGCGCGCGGGTTGGGCGGACCCCGGCGAATTCGAAATCGTGGTCTATGACGATGAGGGCGATATTGCTGCGGCTTACGCGGATCAAACCCGCACTTTGTCGGGCGCGTCCACCTTTTACCAAATCGAATTTGCGAGCGGCAAAATGTGGGAATTTGAAGCCTTCCCGCTGGTGACACCGCCCGCACCGGGCGAGGTCGATGAGGACATCGAGTTCACCCTCAAAGGCGCTGTATCGGGTCTGCCCGAATTCACAGCCGCCGCGTAAATCCAACTCAACACGAAAGTCGATAACATGACGGATACGAAAAAAACTGTCCCGCTTAAAGTGGGAGAGGCCACTCTTGCTTTGGCCTTCACCACCGAGGCGCAGGTTGCATATGAGGAGAACATGACCTGCGATTTCTCCTCTGTGCCTGAGTTCTTTGCCAATGCCTCAAGCGAGGATGCGAAGGGCCGCAAAAAGCCCGTGCGCCTGTCTGTGCGCACCATGCGGGCGCTGCTTTGGGCCGCTCTGTCGGGCGGGGACAATCCCGTTTCGATGAAACGCGCGGGCGAAATCATTGATGAGGCGGGCCATGTGCCCGTGCTGACAGCGTTGAGCGAGGCCGTCGCACTGGCCTTTGGCGTGGAGGATAAGGGTGAGGCGGGAAAGCCTGCGCGCGAGACACCCCCGGCGAAAAGCACCGGGAAAGCGCCCGAGACGCCCGTGCCCGCCTCCTAAGTCTCTGGATTGAGGCGGGGCAACCGTGGGCGCTGTTTTGGCGTCTCACGCCCGCCGAGATCTCCTTTGTTCTTGGTGCCCACGTCAAAAGTGTGGAGCGCCAAGCCAAGATGCGGCGGGCGGATATTCACGCGCTGGCCTCGCTTATGGGCGTTGCGTTTCACAATCCCAAAACTCTACCGCGCGGGCGTGACTTCATAGAAGGGCGCGCCCGTTCGCGTTTCTCAAGTGAGGCGCAGATCGACGCCTATTTTCGCGGGCTGCAAAGCCTCAAGGCGGCGCAGATAAATCCACTGCAAAAACCACAAAAACCATAAGGGGCGGGGCCAATGTTCAAGGGGTTGATTGGGGCGCTGCGCGTCGATCTTGGCATGGACAGCGCGCAGTTTGTCAAAGGGGCGGACAAAGCCCTTTCGGCAACGCAAGCGATCCAAAAAAAGATGAGTGCGATTGGGTCCAAAATGCGCTCGATCGGCACCAACCTGTCCGTCGGCGCGACCCTTCCCCTTGTGGCTTTTGCCAAGAAATCCATGGACGCGGCGGCGGTACAGGAAAAATCCGTTGCGGCCATGGAGGCGGCGCTTACTTCCATGGGGTCGGTCGCGGGCTTCACCTCGAAACAGCTTCAAGGCATGGCGTCCGATCTGCAAAACAAATCGCTCTATGGCGATGAAGAGGTCTTGCAAAAAGTCACGGCCAACTTGCTCACCTTCGGCAATGTGTCGGGCGATGTGTTCTCGCGGGCGCAACAGATGGCGCTCGATCTGTCGGCCCGTCTGGGCACGGATTTGCAAGGCTCGACCGTGATGCTTGGCAAGGCGTTGAACGATCCGGCCAAAGGGATCACGGCCCTGACGCGGGTCGGGGTGTCCTTCACCGAACAGCAAAAGACTCAGATCAAAACCATGGCTGAGGCGGGCGACATTGCCGGGGCGCAAAGCCTGATTTTGGATGAGCTGAACAAGCAATATGCGGGGCAGGCCGAGGCGCTGCGCAATCTGCCCGCTGGTCAAATTCAAGCGGCGAGCATGGCCATTGGCGATGCGATGGAAAAGGTCGGCGCGATCATCCTGCCCGTGGTGGCGCAGATCGCGACCCATGTGGAAGCGCTTGCGGTCAAGTTTCAAAACCTTTCGCCCGAAACTCAGAAATTTGTCGTCATCGGCGGGGCGCTTGCGGCGGCGCTTGGTCCGGTCACGATTGCCTTGGGGGCCACGGTCGCCGCCATTGGCGCGCTGATGACGCCGGTTGCGGGTGTCGTGCTGGGGCTTGGGGCATTGGCCGGGGGTGTGGCCTATGTCGTCACGCATTGGGATGCGCTCACCGCGCGTTGGCCCGCGCTTGAACGGGTGTTCAATGCGCTCAAATACAGCGTTGGCTTGCCTGTCACGCTCATGGTGATGCTTGGCAAAAAGACGGTTGAGCTGGTCCAAAAGCTGGGCGGGTTTGGCGAAACGATGCAATTTCTGCGCGACCTCTCCGCCGAAGTGTGGGGGCGCATGGGGCTTTTGGCCGATGCGTTTGGATCGCGCTTTGACGCAGTCGTCGCACGGATCAAAGGCATTTGGGCCTCGGGTGTGGCATATCTTGCTGACAAATGGGCCGGGTTCGTCGGGACCATCGCGCCCACGTTCAACGCGATCGCAGAAAAGGTCGGATCATCGTTGCGCGTGGACGCGATGGCCTCGGCGTCTTGGGCGTCCGGGTTGGAAAACGCGGCGCTCAACGCCAAAACATTGGCTGTCAATGCGGACCTTGCGGCGGATGCTTTGGTCGCTGCGGGCAAAGCGCCTCTCGCCTCTTTGAGCCGTCTGAGTTCAAAGGTCGAGGATGTGGCTGACGCGGCTGAGGACGATCTGGGCGGTGCCGCTGATGGGGTGGCGACTGCGGTCAAGGACGTGGAGGATGCGCTTGATGATGCGGGGGACGCAGGCGGTGCGGCGGGTGGCAAGATTGCAAAGGGGCTTGAAAAGGCATTGCCCGCCGCCAAGGCGCTTGCCGATACGCTTGGCGACATTGCCAAAACGACTTTTGGCAATGTCGTGGATGGGTTTGCGGATGCTCTGGCCCATGGCGATCTTGCCGGGGGCATTAAAGGCGTCTTTTCTGACTATATGAGCGGCGCGACGGACTCGTTTTCGGCGATCCTCAAGGATGCTTTCACAGGCGGTGGCTTTGCCTCGATCGGGGCGAGTCTGTCGGGCGCTTGGTCTTCGGTAACGGGCGCAATCGGGAAAATTTCTTGGGGGTCGATCGGATCGGTCTTTAGTGGCATCGGCGGCGCGATCTCCGCAGCCCTCCCGATTGTCGGCGCGGTCTCGGCGGTCATTGGCATTTTCAAAGGGTTCAGCTCCAAAAAACTGATCGGGGCCGGGTTTGATTTCTCGTTTGAGGGCGGCGACCTTTTGGGCGGCACCTTTGAGACGTGGAAGAAAAAGAGCTGGTGGGGCCTGAAAAAACGGACCTCAACCCAGATCACATCCTTTGATGACGCAACCTCCGCCGCGCTGATGGAGCAAATCACAGCGGTGCAAGATGCCGTGTCCGCGACCTATAAGGCGGCGGGTGTGGCGATCGAGGCCGGGTTTGTCGAAGGGTTCGATTATGACTTCGGCCAGATCGACACCAGAGGGCTATCTGATGATGAAATCACTAAATTGCTCACTGAGGCTTTTGAGGGCTATGGCGATGCGATTTCGGCGGCGATCGGCGGTGTGACACTTGAGGTCGCGGCGATCTTTGCCCAGGCGAAATCTGTGCTTGAGCCAAGCGGCCAAGCCTTTCTTGGTACGTTCAAGGATATGGCCGAGGCGGCAAATGATTTGGCGGCGGGCTTTGGCGGCATTGGGGCGCTGACGTCCAGCGTGTCGGGATTTGTTTCGACCTATTTCTCCGCAGCCGAGCAATTCCAAATGGTCTCGGATCGGGTCGCGGGTGTGTTCGATGATCTCGGGTTTGCCGTACCTGACACACTCAAAGGGTTTCGCGAACTGGTTCTGTCGCAAGACCTCATGACCGAAAGCGGGCGCGATGCTTACACCGCTCTCATGGGAGTGTCTGACGCCTTTGCCTCGATCAACGCGGGGCTGGATCAGAGCTTTGATGCCTCGGGGGGCTGGTACGCTTCGGAATATGAGGCGCGCCTTGCTCAGGTCGCTTCGGCGCGCGGTTATGGCGTCACGACTGAGGTCGCGCAATCCGCTGGCACCACGCAATACGGGCGTACCTCGCTTGGCGAGGATGGTGCGGCGGTGCAGCTCCTGCAAACCATGGTCGGGATTTTCAAAGATTGGGACGCCGAAGGCTATCCAAAAGAAAGGGATTTTTGATGCTTGTCTGTGCGCCGATCGAGGTGTCGCTCGACAATGTGAGCGTGTCCTTGCCCGAGGATGATGCGCCGCCTTGGGCGGCTTTAAGCACCTTTGACCTTGGCGACCGTGTTGTCCGCGATCATCGCATTTTTCAAAGCATGATCGCGGATAATATCGGGATTGATCCGGCGACTGTCGATCAAACGTCGGTCGGGGCGGAATGGCTTGAGGTGGAATACACCAACGCCTATCGCGCCTTTGACGGCGTGCTTAACAATCCAACGGTGGCCTCAGGAGGCCTTGGGATCAACATCCTAGTTGAGGAGAGTTTCGACACGCTGTTTTTGTTTGGCATCCGGGGCATTCAGGTTGGGGTGTGGTTCTACAATGCGGCGGATCAATTGGTTTCTGCGCGACCTTTTTCGCTTGGCGGGCGCACGGTGAATGGCTGGTGGCAGTTTTTCACCAAAACACCTGAGCCGCGGCGCAATAAGGCGGTTTTTGATCGCGTTCCCGTGGCGGCACGGCGGGCGCAAATTTACATATCGGGCGGGGATGTCCGCCTTGGTGAGGTGTTTCTGGGGCGCTCTTTCTATGTCGGAGACATGCAGGCCGAAACCTCTGGCCGTTCGGTTACAGCCTCGCGCTATGAGGTCAATGATTTTGGCCGCACGATCTGGACCAAACGTCCAACGCGGCGAGAAATGACCTACGTCGTCGCCGCCGACAATACCGCCTTTGAGACGATTGAGCCGCGCATGGGCGATTTGGCCGGAACGCTGGTCGCCACTGTGGGCGATCTCAAGATCCCGTCCACGATCCACTTTGGGATTTTGGGCACGATTGAATGGGCCGAGGACAGCCCGGACGATTATCTTTTCTCGTTTACAATCAAGGGGGCTTCATGAGCTTTACCGAAATTTTGCCCTTTAATGGGCTGTTGCCGACTGGCGATGATCCGGCATCTTTTGATGCGCGCGCCGAAGCACTCATGTCATGGCTGGTGGAAAATTTTGCGCCTCAAATCACCGCGTTGGCAGTGGAGATACAGACGGCCCTTGGAGGGTCATCTGACGCGCTTACCGCCATTGCGGATTTGAGCGCCAGTTTGGGGGCCGCAGCATATCGTGGCATATCTACAGATATGGATTTTTTGGGAGTCTCTCCGTCTGGCTTGGTCAATCGTGGAGCGATTGCGAGCTACGTTGGTGCACTGATCAAGACGATGGGCGGCAATCAATCTGGTGCGGCTCCGGTCTTTGCGGCGCGCGCGTGGGTTCATTTTTCCGGCGTAGGCACCCCGACCATCCTCGCCGGGGGGAATGTGTCGTCAATCACCGATAACGGAGTGGGGGATTACACGGTGAACTTCACCACGCCGATGCCAGATGGAAATTACGCTGTTTTGGGGACCGCAGCATGGAACCAGGACGACATTGCGGCGGCTGTGTTTTCCTATGCGAGAAACTGGACGAAAACCGTGTCTGCTTTTCGCTTCACCCCTTCGCAAAATATCACCGCTTCTGGGGCGTCTCCATCGGATAGCCCGTCTGTGTCGTTGGCTTTTTTTGGGTAGGATCAAATGGATAAGAGAATTGTTTACCAAAATGAAATCGGTGGGATTTCTGTGATTGTGCCCGCAGATTGCGGATTGACGGTCGAACAAATCGCGCAAAAGGATGTTCCGACTGGCCAACCCTATAAGATTGTTGATGTGCTTGATGTGCCGTCGGATCGAACGGATCGGGCGCTCTGGTTGGTGGATGCGGCCGATTTAACGGATGGGGTGGGCGCATGAGTATCATTTCCCTGCGCGCCAAAACCAACGATGAGATCGCCGCCGAAATTCGCGCCAAGCGCGCGACGCTTTTGGCGGCGTCAGATTGGACGCAAATGCCAGACGGCCCTTTGGGTGAGGCGCAGCGCGCGACGTGGGCCGAGTATCGCCAAGCCCTGCGGGATTTGCCGCAAGCGGCTGATCTGTCGGTTGTGACATGGCCCGATCCGCCTGAGTGATCATGCGATTCATCATCAACCATGCCGCCCATTGGGCGGCTTTTCTTTTGGTCAAATGTTATGGGCATGGCGAATGGCGCGTACACTCACTTTAAAGGCTAACGACGATGAGGCAATCATCCGCGATATTTCGATTACGCGTGATGAGCCACACGACGTGATTGTCGCAAACAAATCGGATGTCGAGATTGCTCTGACAATTGCTAGTTTGCCCGGCGATGATCCCATGGTTGAGATACTAGGTGTTGGGTCGGTGAGTATCCTTCCGGCACTTGTGCAGGCGCTGACGGAAGGCAAGACCTACAAATACAACATTTGGCAGGTCGACGGTCCCTTGCTGCTGTTTTCTGGAAGTCTGGAAATCAGAAACAGCATTGCCCCGAGCGGGGTAGAGTTCTCGACCATATTCCTCAACGGCGTCGCGGACGGAGGCATCCAGTTGGTCATCCATCTGACGCAATCTGAATATAACGCGCTTGGCTCACCTGATCCGGCAACGCTTTACATCATAACGGAGGCGTAGAAATGAATTTATCACTTGGACTGTTGTCTGTCTCCGCTATGTACCGTGGGTCCACGCTCTTATGGCCGATCCCTGTCATCTCAATCACCTCCGGGTCTGGCTACTCGGGCAGCGTTTACACCAGCACCATAGCCGGTCAATGGTATGCTGACGATGTTGAGGTCGCGGGTGAAACTGGCCTGACATACACCATGACAGCGGCCAATGAGGGCAAGGCGATCCGTCGTGGCGAGAGCAATGTGATCAAGATGTGGGTGCCGTCTGATCTGGATGCATTTGCGTGGTATGATGCGAGCGACATCACGACGCTTTATCAGGATGATGCCATGACGATCCCGGTCACCGCTGACGGCGATCCTGTCGGCGCGATCATGGATAAATCCGGCAACGGGGCACACCTGTTGCAAGCGAGTGCCGCTCTCAAGCCCACCTACCGCACTGACGGAACACTGCACTGGATTGAGTCCGATGGTGTTGATGATAAAATGGACACGACACTCGGCAGCATTACGCCCGGTACTGATCCCGACTTTTGTTTCGCTGCGGCCATGCGGTGCATTACAGCGCCGTTGGTTGATCAGAGAGTTTTTGAAATCCCAACTTTGGGCGCTGTGATGGCCGGGGGCTTTGGGACTGTGGGTTGGGCTTGGCGATACAACAACGGCAACAAGATTTTCGGCCCGGTCACTCTAGGCCAAGATTTAACTGTGAGATGGCAACGTGAAACGGGCGATGTTTATGGCGAGGCTAATATCTATATCAATGATGTGAATCAGGCCAGTGCTTCGTGGGCAAGCTACGACAACAGCGTGACTGTGACCACAAATGTAATGTCAGTTTTTGATAACACGCTCGGCGGACTATCAGGGACAAACATTCGGCTTTATGGCGGTGTGGTCTGTGGGGCGTTATCGGCACCTCAAGCAACCTCGCTCGAAGCGTATCTTGCAACAAAGATCGGAGCTTGATCATGGCAGCATTTATTGTTGACGCAGCAAACCTTGGCACTGCCCTTGCGGTAGAAGGAGCGAGCTTCTCCGTCGGACTATCCCCGGACGGACAAGAGCCAGCAACACACTTTGGTTGCAACTGGACAAATATTCCAAGCGACGCGTTTGCCATACTTTCGGCTCTGCCCGGCATGGTCGTGGCAAATGACGACAACGCACACCCCGGCGCTCAATTTTCTGCACTGTGTGCGAGCGTGGGTGTGCAGCCCTTCGGTGATTAAATCAAAGCAACGTGGCACGGTGGCAGTCTACAATCGCAAGATGTTATGACCTTCAAAAACGAAACACAACATACCCCGCTCCGGCGGGTTTTTTTATGCGCAGGGGGCAGGATGCAAGATCCTCAAACGGGGTTGATCGAGGCGATCAATCGAATGGTGGGCGGGGCCGGTGTGACATTGATCGCCGCCTTTGTCGGGCGGGCGATGTTTCACGCGGGCGAGGTACGGGCCAAGCGCCGCGCTGTGCTTTCTCTCGATCTTATTTGGGAAATGCCGATTGCCGTTGGCATGGCACTGATCGGGGAGGGGCTTTCGGTTCAGCTCGATCTTTCGGACACGCCGCGAACCGCATTGATCGCGATCATCGCCTATCTCGGGCCGCGCTCGATCGGCGTGATGATTGAGGGGGCCTTGGGCCTTCGCAAGAAAGGGGGCTGATATGGACAGCAAAAAAGACGCGCGCCACATTGCCGAAGAGATTGTCGCCCGCGAAGGCGGCTTTGTGAATGATCCTGCCGATCCCGGTGGAGCCACAAAATACGGTGTCACCATCGGCACCATGCAGCGGCTTGGCCTCGATCTCGATGGCTCGGGCACAATCACGGTGGCGGATGTGCGCCGCCTCACCAAGGCGCAGGCGGTCGAGATTTTCCTCGATCACTACTATCTACGCCCGCGCATTGCAGAACTGCCCGAAGAGCTGCGCGCGAGCGTGTTTGATATGTATGTCAATGCCGGGGCGAATGCGGTGCGCATTCTACAGCGGCTTTTGTGCGACATGGGGCAGGTGGTGGAGGTTGACGGGGTGCTTGGGCCTCGATCGCTTGAGGCTGCGCGCAGGGCGGCAAAAGCCGCGCCGGATCACATTGCCGACGCCTATGCGATTGCCCGGCGCAATTACTATTTCCGCCTCGCAGATCAACGTCCGGCCAGTCGCAAATATGCGCGTACTCGGTCGGGCGGCAAGGGCGGTTGGATATTGCGCGCCGAAGAGTTCATGTCGCCGCGCTATCGTCTGACAGCGGGTGAATTTGCGGAAAGGGTTTCGGCATGGGGTTGATTGGAAAAGCACTCGACAAGCTCGGCGGTGGGGCCGTGGGTGAGGTCTCCGGCGCGGTGCGTGATGTGGCTGAGGTTTGGACCGTCAACGCCGAAGAGGCGGACGGGCGCGACGCAGAGGCCTTGCGGGCGGCGCTGACGCAGTACAGCGCGGAGTTTGGCGGGGCAGGGTGGTTTAACGCCCTGATGGATGGAATGAACCGCCTACCGCGCCCGTTGATGACATTCGGCGTCTTGGGCCTCTTGGGGGCCTCGATGGTGGACCCCGTTTGGTTCGGCGCGCGCATGACCGGTCTCGCCTTGGTGCCCGATCCGCTGTGGTGGATCATCGGCGCGGTGGTGTCGTTCTACTTCGGCTCGCGTCACGTCGAAAAGCGCCTTGCCGTGGGGGCCGTCCAGCACGTCGCCGAGGTGGCAACGCGGGTGCCAAAGGTGGTGCAAGCCGTGCGCGCGATCGAGGCGCTGACGCCGAAAGTGGCTGATCCGGGCGGCGATAGCACCGCAACGATCGACGCGGTTCAGGTCGGGGATAACCCGGCGCTTGAGGCGTGGAAGGTTGGAAAGTGA